ATATGTAATTGCTACAATCGCCCCAGCTAAAGAATCTTTATCAATTTCAGATAACTTTTTTAAAGCTATAGATAAAATAAGAACACCAACAGCCATGGCGACCATTGCAATAGATGCTGTAGTAAGCCCTTTTGTTCCTGAACCAACAGTTTTAGTAAATATAGACATCGATCCCATTAATTCAGCAAATAAAACCGTAATAGATCCAATAGCATATGCTAATTTTTCTGAATCAATCATTGATAAAACAAGCAACGACGCTGCTAATATAGCAATAGCAATAGCAATTTTCATCAATGTTCCAGCTTTTAATTGAGCTTGATAAGCGCCTAAAGTATCTTTAACACTAATAAGCACATTATTAATATTACTGCCAAAAGCATTAAAATTTTGAAAAAAACCTGTAATTCCAGAACCAACACCATCTGTAACTCCAGTTAAAGAATCAACAAATTTCTTAAGACCAAATATTAATCCCCCAACAAGAATAGAATTAACAAAATCTAAAACTCCTGAAAAACCAGCCTTATCTAATGACTCTGTTATTTTGTCACGTAAATTACCAAAAGCAATACCCAATTTATCAATTATGGGCATAATTACAGGTAAAACCTTTTGAATAACACTTTTAATCTTTGAAAATACTTTTTTAACAAAATTAACAATTGCAGTTATAGGCTGAAAACTTTCTCTCACTTTTTCAGAGAAAATATTAAGTCCAGATAAATCAACTTTTCCTAATGATTTAAAAAAATCAATTAATGATGTTAATACTTTTTTTATTTTACTAACAAACCCTGAAATAAATGTAACTACTTTGCTAATAATTTTAACAAGATTTTCAACAAATTTATTAAATAATTCACCTTTTTCAATAGTCTCATTTAAATTAACAAGCCAATCTCCTATTGATGCAGCAAATTCAATAAGGCCTTTACCTGCTGGCTTTAATTCGGTAGCTAAAAGTTTAATTCCTTTAAATATAGCAACAAAGAATTTTTTCCCAATATCAAGTAATGCAAATAATCCTCTAAAGATACGTTTAATTTTATCTAACACGGTTGACCCGGTATTTAATTGTCCAGTAAATTTTTCCATTCCTTCAGAATTAGCTAATGTTTTAATATATTTACTAAAATCTTTAAGCGATTTTGTACCACCTGTCATAACTTTAAGACGTTCTGTAAAATCTTTTAAGGATTTGGTCATTTCAACAATACGTTTACCAGTAATAGGTGGAAAAAAATCTCGAAATGCCTCTTTTATAGGATCAAGAACGTTTCCTATAGTTTGAATTATATTTCGAAAAGACTGAATAAGATCTTCTCTTCCGCCAGCATCTTTCCAAAATTTTAATAATTCATTACGAGCATCTGCAGAATTTCCAATAAGCGCACTCATCCCAGTATTAATTTCTGTAAATAAAGCTTTTCCTTCTTCAAAATCACCAAAGAACAATTCCCAACTTGTAGCCCATCCAGAACCGGCTGCTTCTTTCAAAGTGTCAAATAATTGACTTAATGTTTTAACATCTTGTGCCGCAGCAAACGCCCGTTTACCAATATCTGTTGTTTCGTCTGAATAATTTGCAAGGGTTCCTGTTAAAACCTCGGTAGTCATCCATTGGTCTTGTAAAGAGTCGTTAAAGTTCTTAGTAGCACTTAAAGCCGTTCCATTTAACGTCTCATACATACCATCTGCCGATTTTTTGACAGTTCCAGCAGCAACAGCACTTTCAAGTAATTGCGTTTTAAATTCTACTGTAGCCATATTCGCTAATTCAATAGATTTCCAATCGATAAGTTTAACATACCCAGACGAGATTGCCTGTGCAAAGTTATACATAGCACGAGAAGCTTCATTCGAATTAGCACCAGAAAGTGCTGCTACATTAGAAATACCTTGAATAGAAGCAACAGCGTCGTCGAGTTTTACACCAGCATTAGTAAATTTACCAATATTACTAGTCATATCAGCAAAACTGTAAATAGTTCTATCTGAATATGTATTAAGTTCAGCCAACTTTTGATTTACCACTTCAAGACTTTCGCCTGATCCAGCCATAATAGTCTGAATTGATCCCATTTTGAGCTCATACTCACCAAAACCTTGCTGGATTGGATCAACTGTTAAAGCAGAGACAATTCGTTTACCAGCATTAACGGCTGCGTTAGTAATATTAGCTAAAGCTGTAATACCCATAATACCAAGCGCACTAAAACCACCAGTAACAGTCTGGAGACCACTTGACAGTCCGGCCATAGAGATGCCTTTACTAGCACTATTTAAACCGCTTAAGCTTTTCGTCGCGCCATTAAAATCCAGACCCTTTTTTAGTTTATTGATAGAGTCTAAACTTTCTTTAACGCCAGATTCAAATTGACGATTATTAAATTGCATATCAACTATACGTTGATCTATTGATTGACTCATAGGCGTTTAATCTCCTTCCACGCCTCATCTGCAATACGGTCAAATATTGGCTGAAGCGAAGGGTTAATATAGTCTCTGCCTTTAACATACCCACCAGTTCTCGTTGCATGATCATATTGCAACAAGATGGCAATCGGAATACCGTTTTGAATATTTGAATTTACCCAGGAAATAGTATATGAGCCCTTAGCGATACGAATCTCATACCCCCAAGAGGCTGCTGTTTTGCCAGTATCTACAGGAGTATTTGAAGCAAGGGCTTGGACGCCTTCTTTTCCATACTTTTCAAGAAGTCGACGAAAATCGATCTTAGGTAAATTATTAAAAAGACGTTCAGTATGTTTAAAATTACCTCTATGCTTAAATACTATCATAGCAATACCTCACAATAACTCAACTATCCTCTTGTATTATAATGTGCTCTTCTTGCATTATTTAATGCTGTGCGATTTGCCATCATTTCTTTTCGACTTTGTTTCTTTGGAGGTTGATTTTTAATATTACAAACTCGAATTAAAGTAAGTAATCGGTTTAAATGCCATTTCTGACATTCAAAAGGAATTTGCAAAGCAATCATCCAATAATAGATGAGCTCCGCAGTAATTGTTTCTCTTATATTTTGAGCATGTGGAAAAGTTTTATCTGAAAACCATGTCGCTGTCATCGGATCTTCTATATATTTTTTTATAATATCCATAGTATCAGATGAAAGATACATATAAACATCTGATTTAACATTTTGTGTAATTGTCATACATTTTATATAATCAATCGTTTCTTCATTAGATTTCTCTTCTTTACTTAGAAACGGTTTTTTCCAAGTTGACTCCCATTTTGACAGAGAGACAAGAGAATGCTCCAATTGTAAAAACTCTTTTTTTAATGTAATGAACGTTAATGATTTCTCATCAAACAATTCCCTTTCTGGTATTTCTAACTGAAGCATTCTCTCTCATCCTCCCTTCTCAAGTCTTAATCTTAAGACTGTTGAGGCAAAATAGCTTTGACAAATTTAGATGCGGCATCAGCATTTGTAGCCAATTCCATGAAAAGTACATTATAAGCTTCAGTATATGTAAAATTCTTAGATAATTCCTCAGTTTTGACAAACCGTTTACCATCTAGAGACTTTTCACCATAAGCTCGAAGAATCAAGTCTTTAAAAAGTGCTACAATTTTTGCATTGTCTTGTTCTGCAATAATTTTATTGAGTAACTGGACCATTCCACCATTAACGCTTGTTTCCATCTCTGTAAGTTCCGCTTTTGTCAGATTGAAATAGAAATCTTCAATTCTTTCATTACCATCATAATCTGTATAGGTTATAGTCTTTTTAAGCATTTAGTTTTCTCCTTTCAAATTGTACAAACTAAAGAGCCGCCAGCCCTTTTTCCCTGAATACGGCTCTTTCATTATAATTTAATAGCTTAAGCGGTAGTTTCAAAGTGGGACACAAATGCTGCCAATGACTGATTGTAAATGTCAACGACACCAGCAATAGCCACAATATATACTGTACTCGGGCTGAAATTTCCTGTCGGATTGAAAGTAAGAATCTTATTAGTAACATCCCAACTCTTTGCACCAGCAACAATTACACCGAGCTCGTCGGTAACAAGAATGCTTTCGGTCTTGATAGCATTATTAAACGTAAGTACAATATTAGCATCAAGGGCGATGACAGACGCCTCATCGTCTGGATCAATGGATAACATGGTAACTGCAGATGGATCTGCGCCAGCAAAGAGAGAAGCAACTTCATCAGGAAGAGGTAAATAAGGATCTGCACCCTCAGTACCATAAAGAATCGCTTCAAGAGCGGCCAATTTATCCGCACTTACTTTAGTTGAGTCAATTTCAAGCGAAGCCGTAGGTTTAAAACCAGTAACCTCAACTGGCGTTGTTGAAATCTCCCAAGATAAAGTAATAGCTTCTGGTGAATCATTAATTGTTGCATAAGCTTTTTCTGATGGTGCAGCCATAGCACCATATATAAGATGCAACTTATAACCATAATCGTTTGCATCTACATCGTTACCAATAGCTGTACGATAGCTAAGACCAAAGGCTTGTCGACTTTGCTGCCCAAGCTTAACGCCGACTGCCAATTGTCCAGAACCATCACAAGCTGCAAATTGATCCGGATATGTATATGCTTCAATTGTTGCGGCAAGTTCTTCTGCAGAAATTAGATTCAAATATTTAATATCATCTGC